GTGAATTCGGAGGAAAGATCTTCGCTTGCCTGATCGTAGAGCGCCTTCAAGTCGCTCATCAAATCTTGCAAAACGTCGGCGCGCCACAGCGCGTCTTCCTGTGCAAACGCGAGCGTGGGGATGGCCTCCGCCTCCCCCGCTGCCACGTTGATTTTGATTTTGATGTACTTGCTCATCCCGCCACCCCGTTCTTTTTGAACCACGCCACGACGGCGGGTGTCGCTTCACCTCCAGTCAGGAGGCACTGAAGCGAGCCAAAGAAAAGGTCGGCCCACTCTCCGGGGGTCGCGGCCTTCTCGACGTAAATCGTTTCGTCCGCGTTGAGGGAACCGGATTCGATAAGGTAATTAACGCCATCCGGCGCGTTGCTTTCGCACTCGGCAATCAAGGTGTTGTACAGGGTGTGGTCGGCAATAAGGGCGTCCTCTGCGGCGTCTTCCGCTATCCAAGCCGCACGCTCCAGCTCGTCTTTGGCCCACAAATAAGCATTTTCTGAGTTGCTCATAGCACCAATCCTAAAAAGGAATGTCGTCATCGGACAGAATGAACCCTGGCTCGCCCCACCCTGGAGCTTTGCACTCAACGGGAATTGGACCGCCGATGGCCTCCATTTCATCCATTATGAAGTTTCCTATTTCCTGACGCTCCATTTCGTCTTGAAAGTCGTTGAACGCTGCGCTAGGAATATCCAAAGACCACATCATGTGCTGGTGTTCGCTCATGTTGTCGAAGCTGGTTATTGTTCTTGTCATCTCTTTAGTTCCTTTCTGAAGTGGAGAGAGAATTATCTCTCCTATCGTTTTGAAAGTAAACCCCTAAAGTTCTCAATAGAACCAAGCACTTACTCTAGCCTTCGGTATCGCTCGACGTAGATCTTACGGAAGCCAGGCCTTATTTTGCCCTTCATCAGGTACCAATCGCCCATCCGACCCTCCTCGACAATCTGCTTGCCGATGCGATCGTACTTGAACCTGTCGATGGTGCAGATGATTGGGCCAGTGTCATCTTCGAGTGTAATGTTCAGCCACAGATTGTTCCTATCAACCTTCTTGCCACCTCGCTTTGCAAGGTTGACAGTCTCATTCAGGTCTCTGAGATTCTTTTCTTTCAGCTTGCCGAAGAAAACGAACACACCAGGGTTGTCCCCATCAAGTTCTGCGATGTCTGTTATTTTAGTTTTGATGTTGTGCTTGGCTGGGTCTGCCTTGATGTGACCGAACCTCCTGTCGCACTCGAAGATGTCTTCGTAAGGTGTCTCTCCGGTGTTTAAGAGTGTTTCTTGGCGCGGGGTTAGGGGTTGCCGCAGCTTGCGCCTTTCAACAATGTCAGATGCCATCTTGGGGCCAATGCCCTTGATGCCGATCAGGCCACCGATCAGCTCGCCGTCTTGCACAGACCAGTTCTCTAGCGATTTGAATTTGTCGAACGGCTTGTAGACCAGACCCTCTTTGATAACCTCACGCAGCAGACGCACACCTTGCTCATCATCTTTGACATTGCGAAGGCAAGCCGCAGCAAACTCCAGAGGAAACTTAGATTTAAGAACGCAACACCAATAACTGACAAGACCATAGCTAACAGCATGAGACCGATTGAATGCCCAACTGCCCATGGTATTAATGTGATCCCAGATATTCCGGGCCTCGTCCTCGTCGATTCCATTTTCGCTTGCCCCTTTTTTGAATTTCTCAAAATAGGTGTCAAAGAACTCTTTTCCCAAAGACTTGCTCATCGCCTTGCGCAGCGAGGAGACATCCTCCCAGCTCAACTTGCCAACGTCTCGGCCAATGGTCATCACCTGTTCTTGGTAGACGACAACGCCATGGGTCACTTTTGTTATCTCTTCTGTTAGCGGGTGCAGGTACTCAACTGGTGCAGCTCCTGTGTGTCGTTTTATAAACTGAGTGGTGCCGCCAGAGTTGAGTGGTCCTGGTCGGCCAAGAGCTGTGATCGCAGCGACGTCTTCAAACTTGTGAACCTTCATCTGCCGGGTCACAGACTGAAGGGCATACCCCTCGAACTGGAATATCCCGGCGTATCGCTCCTCATTCAGAACTGCGAACGCAGCCTCATCCTCGAGCTGGTAGTTGAGCAGCTGATCTCGCGACCAGCCAACTTGATCAAGAACATCCTGTAAAACAGAAAGCGTCCGCAGCCCCAGGGCATCGATCTTGAGGAGGTTCAGATCCTCGGCATCCTTTTTGTCAATCTGAGCAGCACCGTTCTGCGCAGAGACCGAACAGTATTTACTGACAGGCTCCTCGGTGACCAGAATGCCAGCGGCATGAATTCCACTGTGCCTTGCATGGTTCTCCATCTCGGCAGCCACCTTCATCTGTGGGTATTTTGCCAAGACCTTTTTGCCAATGTCAAGATCATTGAATGTATCAAGGATGCAGAATGCTGCGCGAGAGTCGCCACCACTGCGCTCGATGATCGCACCCTTGAGGTCGTTGACTTCCCAAGAAGGAATACCAAGTGCCTTGGCAACCTCGGCGATTGTGCTCTTGGCTTTGTAGCGAGACACAGTCCCCAGGTGTGCGACCTTCTCTGCACCATATTTATTACGAGCATACTCAAACACCATCTCACGGCGATCATCTTGGAAATCTATGTCGATGTCCGGCAGATCTGCACGAGTGATGTCGATGAACCGCTCAAACAACAGATTGTGCTTTATCGGGTCGACATCCGTTATGCCGGTCAGGTAACAGACCAGAGAGCCAGCGGAAGAGCCACGAGCCGGACCGACCAACATGTGCTTCTTGGCATACGCGATCATGTCAGCAATGACGAAGAAATAGTCCTCGAACTCCTTGCTTGCGATCATGTCCAGCTCTCGCTTGAGCCGGGCAGCGTAGACCTCATCGTCAAGATCAAGGTTTCTGTATGGCGCACCATCTTCGCACATTTGGCGCAGAGACTTGTCGCTCTTGAACGAAACCATCTGCGCGACAGGGAGGTCTGTTTGACACATCTCTGCAATCTTGTAGGTGTTGTCGATAGCCTCTTGCGGACCCCAGGGCACAGCCTCCTTCCACTCCCACTCATTGAGAATGTGCATCGGCGCAGTCCTGTCTTGGCGGTCTCTGCCCACAAGAACCTCGTAAGCCTTCTTGTCTGTGACGCGAGGATAGTGGTTGTCGCTGGTGGCAACTGTCTTGAAGCCCTTTGCCTCAGCGAACTGAATAGACTTCCTCGTGCTCATCGGGTTTAGCTCGATGTAGAGGCTGTCTCTCTTGGCCAGCGGCAGCATCCCCCAGACCGGGTGGGTGCCGGAGAATATTATGACGCTGTCAGAGATATCAAAAAGATCAGTGTAGCTCAGGCGCGGGTGATAATAAAAGTTCTCTTTGCTGGTGCTCTTCGTCACGAGGCCATAGATCTCTTGCAGACCCTCGTTGTCCTTGGCCAGAAAGCACATCGTGTTGGCTGGCTGCTTCGATCGATCGGTGGCATCCTCAACAAATGGGATCTCAACACCCAAGATCGCCTTCTTCCCCGCAGCCTTGCAAGACTTGCTAAAAGCGACGTGGCCCCAAGTGCCTGAGTCAGCGATGCCAATGGCATCACCACCGCATTGACTTATGACTGAAGCCAGAGGGCCATACGCCTTGCGGAAGCAATACTCTGTCCGGGTGCGCAGATTAAGCAAGGTGCCCTTCTTTCTTGTACCACTTCACAACCTCGATCAGAGCCTCGACGTCTGCGGTTGCGCGGTGAGCACCCTTCATGTGTAAGCCGGTGACCTCCTCGTAAATGTCACCCAGCTTGCGTTTCTTGCCCCAGACACTTTCTCCAACCTCGACTGTGCAGATGTGCTCATAAGGCCATGGGAACTTAGTCAGCTTGTCAAGGCGCTCAAGCTCGAACTTCAGGAGCTTCCGATCGAATGGCAAATTGTGAGCGACGAGAGTTTTCTCACCCAAGAAGAACTCACAGACCTGCTGGTAGTAAGCAATAAATGGCTTCTCGTCTTTCAGCTTGTCGTCGGTGATGCCGGTGATCTTTGTGATGATGGGTGGCAGGTCGTATCCTGGGTGACAGAAGAACTCTAGCCTTTCTATTTCCTTGAGGTCTTCGTCCAGCTTGACCGCCCCGAACTCAATTATCTTCGGTTGTTGGTCTAGGTCTGATCCTTCGGCCTTGGGTAAGCCTGTGGTCTCAGTGTCGAATACTATCATCGACTGCCTCCAGCATGAATGCGTAAACACCAAGATCGTGGATCGAATCCTTGTGAGGCTCTTTCCACTGATTTGAATAGCGGATCAATTTGCTGACCACCATGTTCAACAACCCCATCCGGTTGAAGTCGTCCTGAGTCTTGAGCTCAACCCCATCCGGGAAAAGGACATCCATGACCTCGCCATACTGAATATAAGATGGCCCATACGATGCACCTCGCTCCCGGAAAGTCTTTGCTGCTTGCTCAAGGTTCTTCAGTGGCTCCGGCTTCTTGGCCCTCGGCGAACCCTTCTGCAAACCCTTCTGCTTTGCCTGACTCATAATTTACATCTTCCTCTTCTTTCAGGTCTAGGGAGGCTTGCTCAACTGCCTCTTCCAATTTCAACAAGAGTGTCGCCCGGATGTCAAAAATGCGCGCGACCTTCTCACCGTCAATCTCGATGTCGTTGCCATTGATTATTACATCCATTACAGATCTCCCGGTGCAACTTGAAGGCAAGTCAAGCCTTCTCCTCGCCACATGTCAACTACGACCTTGCGATCCTCCAACACAAACCAAACTGACTCCTGCTCCTCCTGAGGAAGGGCATTGTACAGTCTCCGCTTGCACTCGTCATCAGGCGACCCGTCATCGCTGGGTCTCATTATCAAACGGCTGAATGGGATGTCATTAAGATTGAGCCACTTCATAGTGGCTTTGCGGTGAGAAGCATCTCGCGCAGTCATGATCAAAATCTCTACGCCTTCAGAAGCCAAATGCCTAACGATGTTGCAAACATCTTCAATAGGCTTGTCGTTTATGCCTTCCGAATTGAACTTCTCGTAGTCACGCAGCTTGTAGTGCTTGATGCGATGGGTGTAGTCAGAGATCGTCCCATCAAGGTCCGTGATCACAATTCGCTTATGCATAAGAGCTCTCCTGTGCCCAGACAGGTGCGCCCAGTTTCCAAACGGCGAAACCCATCTTCTCGCCAAGATAGTATTTACGGTAAGCAGCTGTCGTCGATGCGCACTTGTACTCCTCGGGCATGCACTGAGGTGGCGGGTAAAACTCGCCCGACTTCAGGTTGAGTGGAGACAGGCTGATTGGCAGCAGGATTTTGCTCGAGGCATGTCGCTTGCCGTAGCGTGCTGTGTATTCCTCCAGCAAGGCTTTGAACAGACCAACGAGCCAGTCGTAGTTCTCTCTGTTGGATCGTGCCCAAACTGCGCTCGGGTGGTTCTTGTGTGTAGACTTGTATAGCCCACGTTGGTCAGCGAGCTCGTCGCCGTCCAGCTCGCGGTGAGCGGTGGACAGCAGCTGCGCCGTCTCCAAGATCATCTTTACGCAGTGCTTGTCGCAGTGCATCTTTGCAGCCACCCGATAGTCCGGGTGTAGATAGAAAATGTTCATTCTTAATTCCTTTCTGATAACGACTAATCTTACTTCTTATTGACAGACCCGAAAAGCCTTTTTATCCTTCCGCGAATGCCTTCGTTCTCGGAGGGATTAGAACTGGTGTCGATGTAGTAGTAAAGGGCATAGCAGATCTGTGCTTTGCGGAGCTGATATTTTTCCACCAGCTGTGTCACCGTCATGGTCTTTTTATCATCACGGATTGACTGAACCTCTTCCGGAGCCCATTTGTGTTTTGGTCCTAGTGCCATTGGTCTCTCCTAATTAAGTGATTTGGCCATCGATGGTGCTGACCATTCAGTCGGGGTCAGGAATGGCTCTGTCCAGGGATGAACTGCGACAACGCAGTCTACCATCGCTTTGAAGATCTGCTGATACTCACCTTGGGCACGAGGTGACAAGCGAGACTTAGCCATCTCGTGAAGAGTGCGTAGGCTAAATTTAGCAACGATGTTTGTGTGGATGTTTGTTGGCAGGATCCCACGAGCATCTTCAGCAGGAACCAGTTCTCTTAATTTCTGGTAGCTGTCGTTGATCTGCCTCATTGCTTCGTCGTACACTTGGTTGGCAGTCTCGTCTGACTCGATTCTTGGTGGCGTGTAGTAGCCAAACCCAGCCATGTCGACAGTACGTTGCGATTGCTGTGCATAGCTGCCCTGACGAGTCCTGACGAACTGGTGGGTGAATGCTCTAGTGACATCCCTCAGTTCAAAGGTGTAATCAACGAACTCCCAGCTGGACTTGATTGTCTGAAGCATGTAGTCAAGCTCTGCTTGCTTCTTGTCCTCTGGCCAGTCTTTGATTTCTGAATACGCATCCTCAACATTTAACAGCCGAGTGTTCTTGGTGAAGATCAGGAGGTCTTTGGCATCCTGAGTGAAGTTGACTAGTTTGACCTTCATTGGTTAGTTCCTTTCTCGTTGTGAACCATTCTTCCGTAATCGGATTTTGAGCTTATGAATTTCTCAACCTGCTGGATGTCGTCAACAACATCATCAAGCAACAGCTGCCGCCAAGTTGCGAACCGGCCAACAGAATATATGTTGTATCTGCTGGTCATCTCGAAAATGAAATTCTTCCTCAGTGCATTATCGATTGGCAGGATCTTCCCATACTCCTGAGAAGAGATCTGCAGATCTACCAGCCTGTGTGCTCTGATGCCAAAGTCGTCGTACAGAACTCCCATGATGTGCCCACCAGCACCAGCATCTGGCTCCTCTGTGAATTCAGAGATGACGATGTCTCCGATAACAGAAGTCCTGTATTGTTTGATGATTTGAGAAGGATAATAAATCGTTTGATAAATTTCGCAATCTGGGGACTCAATCCTGCCACGCACAGTATAGATCTTTTGCTTTCGGAACTCTGGGATGTTTTCCCAACCAACTATTTTCATCAACACAGGCATAGGTATGGTTGATATTAGTGGCTGCCCTTTGTGCCAGTCCCTTTGCTCCTCAATGATGTCAAGAGTCAGCTCCTTGTCATAACTGATAGAGCAGTTCTGAGCCATCTTTGATATGAGATCTTCTGGTGCGATATATCGTTCGCCAGGATCAAGGTTCGTTATCGACCTGTCAACAACAGCCCCAGTGACTTTCTGAGAGTACATGTTGCTGTAGAAAGGCGATGGCTCCGTAACTAACTCATTGCCATACCGGATTGCTTTTGTGACGCCGACCTGTTTGAATTTTACGGCGCAAGCAGAACCAACTTTGTCAGTTCGAAAGCGAAGCAAAGCTGAGTGGTTGTTTGGCAGTTGCCTCTTGGCCTCTCTGATGATTGGCTTGAAAGACCTTAGCATGTTGCCGGCCAAAAGCCCTGCCAATCCTGCCCCGTAAATTATCATTAGCTGCTCCTTGGTGCACAGGTTATGTCGATGATCACTGGCGTCTTGTGGCCGTTGATCCTTAGCCTACTATAGATCATGACAGACCGGAGGTTAACAGCCTTGCAGTCCTCGATCGCGTTGATCACCTCGTGTCGTGTCATGACCTCGATCTCTTCGTCCATCTTTAGAGTTATATTTTGAGACTTATCCGCACACCCAATAAGGCATACAGAAAGAATCGCTAAAGATAATAATTTCACTGGTTGGTTCCTTTCTTGGTGAGACTAGGAGTCAGAATACTCCACTCGGCCTTTCTTGAAGTCATGCAGCAGATCAATCCTGCGACCACCCCAAGCAATGAATTCCTCGTAAGTGACTGGCGATTTGTCAATCAAAATTTGCAGAGAGCCGTGCCCCACAGAACCTTGTCTGCGAGGATTCTCCTCGAGATGGGTTCGCAGAGTCTTCCCTTTCAAGTCAACTCGGACTCGGCTTTTTTTATTCTCCACTTTGGCTCCTTTTGGCTTGGGGTTGTTGGCAAACCTATCGTATTGGAGATTGGACATAGGTGAACCTCGCTCTGGGATAATCGTTTTGCGCGTCGGTGATTGAGTCGTACTCTTCCTGGTGGGCGATGTCGCCGGTGCCGTCGCACTCTTCGCAGTCAACGAGGCTGTGGCCAGGATTGATCGGGTTGCGATCGGCTACCTTTCCGTAGCCGTCGCACTCTCCGCAATACTGAGTGATTTTGAAAGTAGTCACTACGCAGCCTTCCTGTTGAATGAAACAGGGGAGAAGCCGGTTGGCAAGACGACATAGCGCCACCCATCATCGTCCTCGATGACATCGCCGACCGAGATGCTGTGCATTGGTGCGTGGCGCGTGATCGCTTCTTCCGGGCCGACGTTGCCGACACGAAACACATCGTGGAGATCAGCAGCTTCGATGTCGGCGACGTGATCGTAGAAGCCAAGATCGAGTGCCTCGCGAACTAAGCTGCTAATGTCTTTGTCGTCATAAGTCGCGACATGGATTTCGATGCGTGCCTTGTTTTTCGGCACCGACACATGGCCAGTCTCATTGATCTTGGCGTAATCTTCGTCGGACAGTCGGATCTGAAAAACTTTGAAGCTGCTCATTTCTTGAATTCCTTTCTGAAGCCAGCAACCTCGCTGACAAGAGAATTATCTCTCTTATCGTAAGAAAAGGAAAGCACTTTCTTTTCTTTATAAAACAAAGGCTTACAGTGAATAATGACGAAGACTCCTCGGCTGGACAACGAAAAGGTTCTCTCGAGCACGAGTCGCCGCGACGTACCAAACCCGGCTCTCCTCATCTGTGTGGCTGTTTTCCCAACTCAGCCTCCCGACATCTGTCAGCAAAACGACATTGTCTGCTTCGCCGCCCTTCGACTGGTGGATTGTTGAGATCGAGATCCTTGGCTTGTCGTTGAACTTCTGATCGTTGCGCAGACACGAGCGCAGATACTCTCGCTCCTCTGGTGCGATGCCACGCAAAACTTTCATCCAGTCGCCTGACCCGGTTGACAAAGAGAAGTCCTCGACACCGTAGTCCTCTTGCTTTTTCAAAGTGACATTGAATGGCAGAAACTGCTTCATGTTCTTTGCCTCGTACAGCGAGACTCTTTTACCCGAGCGCACACGCTCCCAAGTCATGATCGCTCTTGTCTCTTGTGTCTCGAGAGAGTGCTCGCCATTGTAGCTGTAACCGAAACCTTGTTGGCGTGCGACCTTGCGAAACCTGTTGAGCATGTACTTCGATCGGGCGAGGCACATCCAAGTTCCCCCTGATTGAAAATTTATCTGACCCTCGTCGGCGATGTGCTCGACCGATCCAAGCTCTGTCTTCGGAGACCATGGCTTGGTGTAGCGATGCTTGATGCGATCAAGAATTCCCAGTGCCAGTTTGTGAACGGCGCGTGGCACTCGGTACGACTGGGGCAGCACGACGACATCACCCTTGAGGCTCAAGAATTTATTTACGTCCGCACCAGCCCAACCAAAGATCGCCTGATCGTCATCACCCGCGATGTAAACTTCAGACGCCTCAGACGCGGCCCTGATCGCCATTCTGTATTGCAATGACGAGAGGTCTTGCGCCTCATCAAAGATGCAAACGTCGACGGGCAGTGCGCTGTCGTACCGCTCGAGCATGTCTGTGAAATCAAGCAGCCCATTCTCGTGTTTGTATTTTCTTAACGATGTGTCGTACTGCTTCACTGCGTGAAAAGTCAGGTCGTTTGTGTGGCTAAGATTGTGCTGCTCTTCTAATCCGCGCAATGTCACCCTCGCCAGAGATTCTATCCGAGAGCATTTGTCTCCCAGTCCTGGCCCGGTGTGCATTCCAAGGCTCTCATCATAGATGCCCTTGAACTCTACACCGAGTGCCTTGCCGAGTTTGCGATAGTCTGGATTGCCCATCACCTCGTTTCTGCTCAGGCCAAGCTCTTTGAATGCCAGCGAGTGCAGTGTGCGAAAGTACGGGAACCGTTGCTCATCAAATCCGAACTGCGCCATGGCTCTCTCTTGAGCCTCGTTCGCCGCCTTGCGAGTGAAGGCCAAGTAAGCGATCCGCTCCGGTGGCACACCACGAGACAGTGCGCCCTCTACAATCCTAAGAAGACTCGTCGTCTTGCCGGTTCCCGGTGGGCCTAGGATTATCTGGACGTGTCTCATCTTTATTTCCTTTCTCAGGTTCAACAGGCTTGTGGCATGAAGTGCAACAGCCATCCTTTACTCTCGTAGTCTGCCCACACCAGGGGCACTCAATCCATTTAGAATTCATCATCCACAAGGCTAGGAACTTCTAGCTCCTCATCATCGTAAAACTGCGGCGCTGGCATTGACCAAACCTTGACTGGTTTTGACTTAATGCGAAAGGTCTTTCTATCGCCACCTTGCACTCGTAGCCAGGACCAGACCTGATGTTGCGACTGATAGCGGAAACGTCTGCCCTCTAAATATATGAACAGATCCTCTGATCGGAAGTAAACCTTCTGCTCGTCAGTCTCATGCCAAGGCTTGCCGTTCATGATCTCGTCACGATGCCTCGCCTGAACCTTGCCGGTCAAGAATGAGTCGAGCATCTTCTCAAACTGGCCCTGCTGAGAGGCATCATCAGGATCAGAGATAACCTCAACGCTGGTCAACAGAGCGTTGATGAGTTGCTCCCACTTTTGACCAGGGACTGTGCTGGGGCATTTGTTGAGCTTCTCGACGCAGATCTTTTGTAGCTGGCGCTGATCGAGCAACTGCTGGGTCGTGACCTCAATCCGCTCGCCGCCGATCTCAATGTACCAGCGGACAGACTGCCGGTTCTCGGTCTCGTACTTTGTTATTGAGTCGATCTGGATGGCCAGACCGCTATTGAATCCACCGACCCCAAACTCTCGCTTGATGCACTTTGACTTCTCGCAGTAGTTGCAGATCGGAGACTGCTTGCAGGTGTAGGCGTAGTCCTTCTTGCTCACAGACTTGACGAGGCCATTGACCTCACCAGATGGCAGTGGCTTGTCGAGCTTCTCATAGTTGAAGCGCATCAACTCCTCTTGCCAGTCGTCTGGGTTCTTCTTGCGGTAGTAGACTCCGACATTGAACAGAGAGATGTTCCGGCCACCTTCTGGAAAGCCCATCGTCATGATGTGCTGGAGGCATGGCGGCCCATCCTCAAAATCTTCTGTCAGCTCCTGCTGGAAATTTTCTAGCTCTTCGAAGTTTGTTCGCTTCTTCTCTGCCAGAGACAGGAAGCCCTCGAGGTCCAGCTTCTTGCCCTTGTGAATTGCATAGCG